CCCGAATGGATTTCCGAGGGTGCCATAATTTTTAAGATTATGGGGCATTTATGTCACACCTGCCCTCGCGCTCTTTACTGCTACGATTGACCAGGCGGTTTTGAGTTGAATGACACTGCGACGGGAGTGTGTCATGGGTTAGGGGAAATGAGAGGTAAGCCCGAAAATGCTTTGCGCTATCGGTAAACTGCCCTCTGGGGAGGCCATGAATTTACCAGATCTTCATCCAGTGACTAAGGAGATTGGCCAATCCACAGGTGTTACGACAGTTCGGTGTCACCTGCGCTGCGGTGCGAAGACATCACCGCGATTTGCTTTAGTGCAACCCAACGCGTTACAAGATATCCCCGTTATGGATGTAGGGGTGGGGGGCTCCATTGTTTGACTCGACAATGGGATTAGTTCATTTGGGTTAAGAACGGTAATGGTAATAAGGGTAAGGGCACCCAAAAGCCCAAGTCTATGGCTGGTGTTAAGCGCAACCAACCAAAGGCTATGAATAATGGCGCTAAAGGAGGAAATGGAAATGGTTATGGCATAACTCGTGCTGTATCAGCACCTGTTTCCATGGCATCTACCGTTGTAAATACTCAACCAAAGATTGCTTATAGTGGTCGTAATAGTTGTCGAATTGTTCATCGAGAACTTATTGCTACTATTTCGCACAGTGTTAATTTCGCTGTTAATTCTTTTGAGTTGAATCCCGGTATTAGTACGACCTTTCCATGGTTGGCACCTATGGCTGCTCAGTGGGAACAATATCGATTCACTAAATTGTGTTTCCATTATGTCACCCGCACAGCCACCACCACTGTTGGTAGCGTGTTGCTCGCGCCTGATTATGATGCGAGTGATTTACCACCATCTAGTGAGATAAATATGGCGTCATACCAAGATTGCGTTGAGGATGTTCCATGGAAGAATTTAACATGCCATTTGAATGCTGCATCCATGCACGTGATTCAGCAGCGTAAGTATTTGCGCACCGGAGCCATTCCTACCGGCACCGACGTCAAATTGTATGATGTTGGCAACTTCCATGTTGGCACCACAGGTGGAGCCAGCACGGATGCTATTGGTAAACTTTATGTGGAGTATGACGTTGAGTTTTACATTCCACAAAAGACTGGCGGCACTGCTAGTGGATCTAGCTTTGCTTACCGTCAAGCTAGCCAGACTCCGCAAGGAACTGACAAGTTGTTCAGTACTAGTGGGTCTGGCTCTGCGTTAAGTACCATAATTGCTGCATCATCAGCACCCGTAGGTGGTGTTTTTACGGTTCCTGCAGGAAATTGGCTGTTTACCATTAAAGCTTCAGCAGAATCTGCGATGGGTTCAGCCACCGCTGTATTAGCCGCTTATATCGACAATGTACAGTTGGCTGATCAAACGCAGAAAATCTGCTGCAATGAGACTTATGGTAGCTCGTACGTGGCCAATTTTACTTACGCTTCCACGGCAAGTTTCACAGTGGATTTTAGATTTGCTTCGTCACCTGGCGTAGCATTTTCTAACATTGTGTTGACTGCCGTCGCCTTGTGTTAATGTTTTGTGGTATCGTACAACCACCGTCTTTATGTGGCGCAACAAAGACGTAGTGCAGTCGCCCTAGTTGCGGATTGTGAATGTGATTTATGTTTTGTGGTGTTTTATGTTTACAATTGCCTAGTAAGCCCGTAGAACGTTAACTCTTCCGGTACACTGCGGGCAGGTGGTCCCTAATTTACCAGATCTTCGCCAGTGACTAAGGGAAAGGACCATCAAAAGGTGTTGCGACAGTACCCTCACACCTTCGCGGCAGTGAAAAGTGAGGACCGAGCGTGTGCTTTAGTGTGTGGAGGCTCGTTAAATATCAGCCCCGTTACGGCGTAGGGGTGTCCAGCGCACGCAGCTCGACCTAGCTGCGTGGTTACGTTAATTTAGGTTGCCGATTCTCAAACAAAACCGGCCAAGGTTAAGCTTCCAAAGGAAAAAGCTAAAATAATTATCATCAGGGAAGTTAAGGTGTTAACTGTCGAGGACATAGACCCAATGCGGTTACGTATTGGGTCTAGTTCTAGCCTTAACGGAAATAATGGTAGTGCCACGAATACTGATGATTTTGATCATCAGCAACGTGTACGTGCAAATAGGGAGGCAAGGAACCATTTGCACAGGCGACCCATTGATTTGCCACGTGAGCGTGATGACGACGCCCACAATAATGTGGCCCCAGTTGCCGTTGAGCGCGAGATCAACGACGCTGAGATTCAAGTGGTCGTGCAGGACGACGCTTACAATCCTCAGGATTACCGTAGGGTCAGTTTGTATGCCAAGCACTATTCCGGTCGCGGGATTGGTGAATTGGTTGCAGGCGGTATGGGACGTCTGTTTGGGTACATCTCAAAGCAAACTGTTCCTCGGTTAGAGGATGCAGGTGATTTAATATCATCTGCATATGATAGCGTCGTGTTGGGTATTAACTCACGTTTGGACCGATTTTTCGACCCAAACGATGTGCCTGACATTGTTGAGCAGCCGTTTAATTCCTTTTTACCTATTAACGGCTTAGTCAGTAGATGGACACAACCTATACGTGCCATACAAACTGATTTATTTGTGGATTATAACACCGTGCGAGAAGTTGAATTGTCTTTTGATTTTATAAATTTTGTCACAGCGCATATGCTCATGTCGTCTAGGAGCATTGAGTCTTATTTAGACTTTATTGTGATGTGGCTTAATACTGATTCGCCCAACGGGATGGACCAACACAAGTTGCGTTGGTGGCGATCGCTTGACAGCAGCGTACGTGAAGATTATGTACAATATTTGTTTCATTTTTATTCCGTTGCGGCTGCCAGACGGTCGACTTATTCCGGACAACGCTTTCGCGTTGTTTGAGGGGTGGGGTCGATGATTATTGGGTGCTATTTCACCGGCCCTATTAGGTTGGAAACTGTGGTTGCACCCGCTTTACTTTTGAATAGCGCCCGCGCGTCTGTGGCGACGAAAACTTTCACTTTGGTGCGTTGTAAACGTGACCTTGTGGAAGCTAATATGTCATTTCCACATTATGGCACGGTTGTTTTCAAAAGTAATTTATCAAAAAGATCACAGTTTTATAGATTAAAGACAGGTTTGACATTCGCACATGCAGGGGTTATTTATGGTGAGGATGATGCCAATATAACGGCATCACTTCCGCGATTACTGGCGTACGACCGCCAATATTGCAAGATTGAGAACGGTGTTGTAGTGCCTGATTACTGTTCAGAGATTGATATTCAAATGCGCACAAGTGCCTTTTCGAAGACTCGTCTTTGGAAGCGCCGATTAGCGCATTTGAAGTATGCATTTGATCAGTACTTTTATTCGAATTTTGTTGATTGGTTCGATAAACAGTATGAATATCCTACTTTACCTCACGTTAAGAGAGACTTGCGAATGAGTGCTAAGAAGGATATTGATGACCGCCTTGGGTGGTTATCATTGCAGGCAAAAACAATTAAAACCAAAATTAAAACATCCGAGTGGGCTAAGTACGGCAAGAAACCACGAAATATATGTGACATTGGTGTTGAAGGCAGTTTGGTTGCTGGTGTGTGCTGTGAATTCTTGAAGAAGTTCATGGCAGAGTATGAATTTTCCGCTGACGTGGAGTGCAAATTTCATGCCAAGCCCGATTCCAGTTCATTGAAGACTGCTTTTCACAATGTTTACCACGCAAATAAAAGAATCAATTGGCATTATTTTAGTGATGATGCTATTGTTTCAATATTGTGTGGTGACGGTATCATGAGATGTAATTTAGACATTTCAAGCGCCGATTCGTCACATCAGGTGGAAATCTTCGATTCTATTGCTGACTTAGTCAAGGACACAGGGTATTTTGCTGAATGCGTACTAAAGAGCATACAGCAATTGTCCATGCCATTGCGTGTGGCTAATACCCATGGGCAAGTTTGTGCTGTCTTGCAACCTAATGTTCCACGGTTGTATAGCGGGTCTACTTTGACCACACTGGTGAATAATTTTTCACAATTGTGGATGGCGACACATATTTCACGTTTTCGTTTTGAGAGTGTCGCACAGTGTAGGTCATTGTTACCCGCCTATATTTCACAAGTTGGTTATTCTGTTACTTTGGACATTGTCCATAAGATACAGGATTTACAATTTTTGAAATTCTCCCCTGATAAAAATTTTAATCCTTTTATCAATTTAGGTCCTTACATTCGTATGTGCGGTTGGTCGAAGCGTGACATACCGAAGGTGAGAATAGGCTGCAAGCGCCAAACATTATATAATCGATCTTTTATTTTTGAATCCACAAAGATTCATGGGTATAACTCATTGCACAACAACAGTTTACACAATTTATTGGCTGCAAAGTACAATTGTGTAGCTGATGTTGAAGTTGAGTTGCCTTATCATTTAATTGATGCAAAGATTGATTATTTACAGGATGCAGATATTTGTGAAAGGTATTGCTTATCTCATTTGGAGTGGTATTCCTTTTTAGATGGTGTTCGCTCTTGTCTCACCAAGAGCGAGCACCATCATCTGCATTTTCGACACGTTGTTATCGATAAAATATTAGCGAAAGATTACGGGTATGGTCAACCCGTTTCGCATGATGTTTAGTCGATTGGTTTTCCAGTTTTTCCTTTAAAAACGGTGCCGTG